ACACAACACAAGAACTTGAACGTTTAGACTTAGGTCATCACTCTGAGGAGTCTTCATTGCCTGGAGTAGAATTAGAAAATTGGTATGACAGCGATGAAGAAAATGAATGCGTCTGCTTTACATGTTACAAAAACAATTCTGTTTCACATGAGCTTATGTGCTCTGTGTACAAGAATCTTGTCAACAAAACTGTTAATGTGAAGAATTTCGGTTGTTTTTGTCAATCATTTAAAGACATGCAGTCTGCAGTTTTAGCTTCTTCTGATGAGTACTACACTTCTGCTGATTTGTCAGTGAAAACGATGTTTGTTCAATCTGTAAATGACATATTCAAATTTCGACATGATCTGTTTTTTTGCTGTGTTCTTTGTTCCATTTCTGAAATACAAGAGGTTCAGTTCGGAACAGATGTTTCATTCAAGAATTTTAACATAGATTCTGACAGAACACCAGACTATATACTTGTTCATGAAGACAAATTGGTCGTTTTTGAATGCTCAGTGACAAATGATATAGGCAAATCGTTTTTTCAGAAGGGTTCAACAAAAAGCACTTCAAAATACAAAGAAGAACTCGAACAAGCTGAATTCAAGTATGACGAAGTGTTCTGGGTACCTGTGTTCTTGGACACTGCAAGTTACACAACAAACTTGGATGATTTTGCTGCTCTTTTCCGAGACATAGGCCTGTTGTTTGACAAGGAAAATTTTACTGACATGTTGGATCTTTTTAAAAGTGTGGCGCCAGACCTGAGAGCAACAGATAGGTTCGGTCATATTGTTTTTTCCAAAGACACACGCTTGGATTTTAAAGGGGAAGTTTTGAACACTGTTGTTGAGGCTAAAAAGACAATAGAAAAATTTGGTTACAAAACAGTTGCGCCCAAAGGACAGAGAATGTTTCCAGTCTGCAAAAGGGTGTTGGAGCATTTCCACCATAATGAAAGTAAAATTTTGGGTTCTGTCTCTAGATTGAATCTTGAAAAGAATTTCATTTTAGTTTATGACATAGACAATGAGAAAATATATTTTAAAGCATCAGCTAAAGGTGACAAAGCAGGCCGCGTTTTGAGGCTTTTGACTGAAAGAAAATGGGGTTACATTTTCAAAAAGGGTGAGATTATAAAAAACAAAATAACATATTTAATGCATGGGAACGGTCCTTGGAAAACTGTCACTTATGTTGAAGATTTTAAGCCCACAACATTGGAATACAATTCACATGACCACAAACAACATCCTGAAAAAATCGAGCCTGACATTGACATTCTAGACACCACCATTAGTTACAGCTGTAAAACTTTAACTAATTCAGATGTTGATGCAAAGGTTTTAAAAGAGAAAGCTTTCATTCAATCTAATGACATAAAAACATTGTCAGAAAGTGATGTGACAGAAAACACACCTTCAGAGTGTGTTGCTGTTTTAAAGAAGAAGCAAAAAGAAATGGATTCTTTGATTGAAATAGTAAAACCCAAAAATCCATTTACATTGCCTACTCCTGATTTGACATTTTCTGAATATTGCCACAAAGATGATTTCTCAAACCACGAAATGTTCATCGACATGATTGCTGACAAACATGCAATTGAAATTTTAAAGAAAGACATGCAGAAAAAATACAAGAAAAAGTTTGAAGTGCCTGAAAAAATAAGTGAAGAGAAAGAAAAATGCTTAAAAGAGTATGTGACTTACTTCAAAGAATTGGATTATGACTCTATACCAAAAGTCCAAAAAGTTAGGAAAGAAAACAAGGACCCTAAAGCTGTGAAGTTGGCAGAAAAGTTGCAACAGGCAAGCAGAGAAGTCTCCAAGTACATAAAAGGCGAAAAAGCAAAGTATGTAAAAACAAAAATCATTTCACATGTTACAAAAGGCGAATTAAACACCAATTGGAGAGATACAACTGAAAAATCTTTGTTACGAGGCATGGATTCGAGATACAACTCCACTTCAAAAAATTTCTGTGAAGAATTCATGTTGTTTTTGTCCAGGCCTTCCAGTGCTATCAATTTCAGAAAACCAAACTTGTTTGACTATGTAAATGACACACCACCCATGAACAAGTTGAAAAAGCTCACAATGCAAACACATGAAAAATTCTTTAAAGAGTTTGAAAGCATCAACCTTTATTCCATGTCAGATTTTGTTTCAAACTTTTTTTACACTTTGCTTCATTTATCGCAAAACAACATGGGGAAAAATGATTTCTATGTTGACAACTTAAATCTCAATAACACTATATTGATTGTCAAAGGAGGTCAAAGAGTTTTCAAAACCAGAGCAAGCAGGTTGTATAAGATTGTTTACCCTGTGCCAAGATTTTTCTTGTATTATAAAGAGTTGTTTAGTGAAAGTGTTTCCTTTCATGAAAAAGAAAATATCATTTACATGGAAACAGGTTGGTACACTTTACACGAAGAGACTTTGACAGATATGGCATTCTCTTTCTACAAATCAGCTGCAACTTTCACCAATTATTGTGTTAGAGAAAATTCCAATGAGGTGAACAAAAATATTTTTTTCAATTTCCTTTTGATGTTCAATAACAGAAGATCAACTGAAGTGATGTTGTCAAATTTGAGGTATGTGATAGTCAATGTCTTAGGTGTCAAATCAAAAGTCTCTGATGTAATGGAGTCTCTTGCAACAATGACACAAGATGCTGTTCAAAGGTACATTGTAACATCAATTTTGAAAAATTATGCTGGATTTGCTCAAAAACTTAAAACAAGCAAAATGATAGAACCATTGGAAGTGGAACATTTAGTAACTGGCTTGCCCATGAACACTTTGAATGATTTGACTTTTTTTCTGTATTCACCTTTCATCATGACCAAAGCGCCTTATAATCAGGTTGTTGAGCAGACAAAAAA